GAAGCAACCTTTAAATCCGGCATTATGACATGGTGCGGAGAGACATTGAAAAAGTTGTGTCAGACCGCAAGAGTGACCGAGGACCCGGCAAAGAAAATCCGCACTGTAAAAATTGGCGGCGTGGGAAATGCGGACGGAAAACGTTATGTTATTCACTTTGTCCATAAGGATAATGTGGACGGAGATATAAGAGTAACCATTGTGGGAAACAACCAGGCCGGATTTACGATTGCCTTTGCAAAAGACAGCGAAACGGTCATTGACGCAGAGTTTAAAGCCCAGCCCATGGACAAAGAGGGCACATTGATTACCTACCAGGAAGAAATGGACGTTACCGCCGCAAGCGGAGAGTAAGGACAGTAAGAGCGGCCAGGGAGCGGAACCCAGGCCGCTTATTTTGAAAGGAGAAAAGACCATGGCAGTAAAGGAATTTAATTGTAACAAGTTAAAAAGGACGTTCTGGCCTTTTACTTTAAAGGACAAGGTGGACGAAAACGGCAATGTGGTGGAAAAAGGAAAGAAAATTGTGGTCCGTATGCCGCAGAAGAAAGTTTTTGAAGCAATTAAGGATATTCAAGACATGGACGAGGATAACGCCACCGCAGAGGACACGGAAGCAATTTACCGCCTTGTGGCAGCAGTATTAAACAACAATATGGGTAAGGTTCCGGTAACAGAAGCGGACGTGGCGGACTATGACATTGAAGAGTGTACCGCCATTCTTAACGCCTACATGGAATTTGTGGACGAGTTAAGACAGACCCCAAACTAATCATGCCCTTTTATCCACGCCAGGATAAAGGGGACGAGATACCATATACGCTATCTACACGCCCGGAAAAACTGGTAATGGATTATTGCCATATCGACATATACGAAGTCCAGGAAATGGAAATAGATGTGTATTTGTTTTTCATGCGTGAAGCAATGATTTTTGAAAATTCAAAGACAGACGAGGGACGGGAATACCTTAGAAATTGTTGGAGAATGGAGCAGACAAAGCCGGACCGCGAGGGATTGCGGAAGAAATTTAAAAAGAGAGGGGGTTAAGACGTGGCAAACAATATTAAAGGTATCACTATTGAGATTGGCGGCGATACTACAAAACTGGATAAAGCCCTGGGAAGCGTTAATAAAAATGTAAAAAGCACTCAGTCTGAACTTAGAGAAGTAGAAAAATTACTGAAATTGGACCCTAAAAACACCGAAGCACTGGAACAAAAGCAAAAGTTACTTGCTAAAGCAGTAGGAGAAACCAAAGAAAAATTGGACGTTCTCAAAACAGCAGAAGCCCAGGTGGAAGAGCAGTTTAAAAACGGCGAAGTTTCAGAAGAACAATACCGGGCTTTAAAACGTGAGATTGAAGCCACAGAACTTTCCCTTAAAAAACTGGAAGAGGAAGCAAATAAAAGCAATCTTTCCCTGGAAAAAGTAGGGGAAGCGTTTGGAAAAGTAGGAAGCAAAGCAACGGACATAGGTAAAAAAATGCTACCAGTTACCGCCGGAATTGCAGGAATGGGAACGGCAGGAGTGGCGGCGGCCATGGAATTAGATGACGGTTACGACACCATTATCACAAAGACCGGAGCCACAGGGGAAGCATTGGAAGAACTCAACGCCGTGGCGGACGAACTTTTTACGGAAATGCCCATTGAAATGGCAGACGCCGGAACGGCGGTTGGCGAAATCAATACAAGATTTGGAGCTACTGGGGAAACTTTAAAGGGACTTTCAAAACAGTTTATAGAATTTGCAAACATCAACGGAACCGATTTAAATAACTCTATCGGTAAAGTTGATAAAATCATGGAGCAGTATAACATTGACGCAGCGGAAACGGGTAATGTTTTGGGCCTTATTACGAAGAAAGGCCAGGAAACAGGCATAAGCGTGGACACACTCATGGATAGTTTGCAAAAGAACGGTGCTACATTTAAGGAAATGGGCCTTAATATGGTGCAATCCACGAACCTTTTAGCACAGTTTGAAGCAAACGGCGTTAATGCAGACACGGCGGTGGCCGGGCTTAGAAAATCAATAAAGGCATATACGGACGAGGGCAAGAGCGTAGATGAAGCACTGGCCCTTACGATTGACAGTATAAAGAACGCTTCCAGTGAGACGGAAGCGTTGAGCATTGCCCAGGAAGTGTTTGGAACCAAGGGAGCGGCGGAAATGGCAACCGCCATAAGAGAGGGAAGAATTGACCTTGAAAGCCTTTCATCTTCCATGGAAGAGTACGGAAGCGTGGTTGAGGACACTTTTAACGCAACACAAGACCCATGGGACGAAGCGAAAGTGGCAACCAATAATCTGAAATTAGCAGCGGCAGACCTGGGGACAACACTTTTAGGGTCATTACAACCAACTATCACAAAGATTGTAAATAAGATAAAAGAATTTACGCAATGGTTTAAAAACCTTAATCAAAGCCAAAAGGAAACTATTATAAAAGTGGCCGCCGTAGTTGCGGCAATCGGACCGGCATTGATTATTTTTGGAAAAGTAGCCACAACAATTTCCACCATAATTTCCGTGGTGGGAAAGATTGGACCGGCGGTAAAAGCAGCAAAAGCCGCATTTTCCGCATTTAATGCCGTACTGGCGGCCAACCCCATTATTTTAGTCGTGACGGCCATTGTGGCGGTTATAGCAATCCTGGTAACACTTTACAAAAAGTGTGAATGGTTCAGAAACGGAGTAAATGCAATATGGGAAGCGATAAAGAACGCTTTTTTTGCCGCATGGGACGGAATAAAGACGTTTTTTACGGAAACATTGCCAAACGCTTTTAATACAGTGGTTAATTTCATAAAAAGCAACTGGCAGGCCCTTTTATTATTGATTGTAAACCCGTTTGCCGGGGCTTTTAAACTTCTATATGATAATTGCGGTGCTTTCCGTGAATTTGTGGACAATTTTGTGCAAAACATCAAACAATTTTTTCAAAATTTGTGGAACGGCATTGTATCCATATTCCAGGGCGTGGGTCAATGGTTCATTGCGAGATTTACGGAAGCCTATAACGGCGTGACGGGTGTATTTGCGGCAATCGGCCAGTGGTTCGGTGCCCGGTGGCAGGATATAAAGAACGCCCTGGCAACGGTGGCGTCCTGGTTCCTCACTATGTTTACCAACGCCTATACCAACGTGAAAAACGTTTTTGCCTTAATCGGCCAGTGGTTCGGCGCCCGGTGGCAGGATATAAAGAACGCCCTGGCAACGGTGGCGTCCTGGTTCCTCACTATGTTTACCAACGCCTACACCAATGTAAAAAATGTTTTCTCTGCAATCGGTTCCTGGTTCGGTGCAAGGTGGACGGAAATAAAAACCGCCCTTTCCGCCGTCCCGTCATGGTTCGGTACGCAGTTTCAAAACGCATGGACGAATATTAAAAACGCCTTTGCCAATGTGACTTCTTTCTTTTCCGGTTTGTGGGAAAAAATCAAAGGCTGTTTTGTAAATGTGGGCGTAAAAATCGGTTCGGCGGTTGGGGACGCTTTTAAATCAGCAATAAACAGTTGCCTTTCTACCATAGAGGGCGTTGTGAATAAGTTTATCGGAATGATAAACGGCGTTATTGACGTCATCAACGAGATACCGGGCGTTTCCCTGGGCAAGATAGGCACGCTTTCCTTGCCGAGACTGGCAAAGGGCGGCGTATTGAAAGAGGGCACCGCCATGGTAGCAGAAGCAGGCCCGGAACTTCTTAGCATGGTAAACGGAAAAGCAGTTGTAACACCGCTTTCCGGTAGTGCAAAGAACCAGGCCATGGAAAACGCAGGAAAAGGCGGCGGTGGGTATGTTCAGAATGTGAACATCACAAGCCCCAAGGCATTAAGCCCGTATGAGATAGCGAGACAGACCAGGTTACAGACAAGAAGCATGATTTTGGCAGTACAAAGGGGGTAAGGGAAAATGTCAGACATTAAAGTGGTTTGCACCAGTGACAAAAACGTGTCCCTTACCTTTACCTGGGACGATTTTACGCCGTTCCACCTGGTAGATATTGAGGGGATTTACGGCATTGAAAGTAACGTGGTAACAAGCGAGAACACAACCACGGACGGCAGCACCTACCAGGGAGCCACCGCAAAGGAAAGAAACATTGTCATTACCGTGGAAATGGATAGCAATTATAAAGAAAACCGCAATCTTTTATACCGCACATTCCCCATAAAGCGGACGGGAACAATGCAGTACATAGAGGACGGCGAAGCCAAGGCCATAGAATACGAGGTTGAAAGTGTTATACCGGGAGCCACAACGGGCGTGGTGCGTGATTACACCATTTCCCTTAAATGCACGGACCCGTATTTTAAGGACCTGGCAGACATTGAAGTGGTTATGGCGTCATGGGTAAGTGACTTCTATTTTCCGGCGTGCTTCCCGGAAGAGGGCCGCATATTTGGACACCGTGAAGCGGATTTGGTAAAGGAAATTGAAAACGAGAGCGGAGCGGACAACATAGGTATTGTGGTTATATTCCGGGCGGACGGAGCCGTGAAGAACCCGGCCATTTACCACACGGAAAGCGGAGAATTTACCAAGGTTGGATATTCGGATAATGATTTTATCATGTCATCCGGTCAGTATGTGATTATAAACACCTACACCGGAAAGAAAAATGCCTACCTTTTGGACGGTGTGACCCAGGCAGAGATTGAGAACCACAAAGACAATTACGGGGTCATTGACTGGGACACTGTTATTGAAAAATACGGGACGGTAATAAACGAGTATTTGGACGAGGACGGGGAATTTATCCAGTTGCAGGACGGAACCAATACATTGACATACACGGCGGACGAGGGCACCAATTACCTTTCCGTGTCGGTATATTACAGAATTTCATATTTGGGGGTGTGATTATGGAAATACACGTTTATGACCGGAACCTTAGACGCCTGGGGCATATCGAAAATCACACGTCTTTACAGTGGCACCGAAAATATTACGAATGTGGCACGTTTGAGTTACATTGTCCGGTAACGGCGGAAAATTTACGGCTATTGCAACCGGGGAACATTATAACCAAGGGGGACAACAAGCAGGAAGCCGCCGTGATACGTGGGGACCAGGCGGAAGAGGAAAGCACCCTGGTAAATGAGATTACCAGGAACGGGTTTTTTCTTCCCGTCTACCTGGGGGACCGGTTGACGGGTCCGCAGTTTAATTTTAACGGAACCGTGGAAGCGGCCATGCACTACATGATTGGACGCATGGAGCAAATACCGCTTTTACAGATAGGGGCGATGACCGGGGACACTACAAAAGTGCAATTCCAGGCAACTTATAAGAATGTCCTGGAATACTTCACGAAGTTGGCGAAGTTTGCAGAAATAGGTTTCCGTATCGTGCCGGACTTCAAAAAAAAGACCATGACCTTTGAAACCTACAAAGGCGTGGACCGTACCCAGGCACAAGGGGAAAATCCCAGGGTCATATTTTCGGAGAGTTACGACAATTTGAACCAGGCAAAACATAATTACAGTGACGCAACCTATAAGACCAAGGTAATTGTGGGCGGAGCCGGGGACGGCCTGGCCCGTATCTTTGTAACCGTGGGCGGCGGAAGCGGATTTGATTTACGGGAAGTGTTTTTGGACGCCAAGGACATAAACAAAGAAGCACTTACGGACGCCGAGTATTTGGAAGCCCTTAAAACCAGGGGGCAGGAGTTTCTTAACGAAAACAAGATATTTGAAAACTTTGAAGCGGAAGCGGAAGCAGATGTAAATTTTACCTACGGAAAAGACTATGACCTGGGGGACGTTGTGACCGTAAAGAAGAAAAAGTGGAACACCGCACAGAACCTTAGAATTACGGAACTTTGCGAGGTTTACGAATATGGGGGCATGTATGTGGTGCCTACTTTTGGGGACGCCCTACCCACAACAATAAAATGGGACGAATAGAGGAAAGGAGAGGAAAAAGACCATGGCAGTAAGAGGATTTTTTTACAATGCTACCGACCTAAACGATAAAGAGCATATGTATAACGGCCAGGACATGAACGAGGACAAAGCCCCGTTCTATAAAGAGGGCGTTGCATACGGCCATTTGCAAGTGACGGCACCGGGCGGCACCATGGAAGTGACGGTGGACGGCGGAACCAGGACCGGGTACGCATATATCAATTTACATACTATCCACAATACCGCACCATTGACCCTTACATTGAGCCAGGCAAGCGGAACGCTTCCAAGGATTGACCGCATTGTATTAAGGAATGACGAAACCGAAAGAAAGCCGAGTATTTATGTCTTAGAGGGTGCTTTTTCAAGCAATCCGCAGGCCCCGGAACTGGTAAACAATGATGTTATCCAGGAAAAGAGCCTGGCCCGTGTCTATGTGGCCGCCGGGGCGGTTGAGATTACCCAGGCAGACATTACAGACGAAAGGCCGGACAAGACGGTTTGCGGCTTTATCGGTTCGCAGTTTGAAGAACTGGACTTTTCCCAGTGGTCCGCCCAGTTTAACAAATGGTTTTCAAGCGAGAAAAAAGCGGTGGAAAAAGACCATGCCGCTTTCATCAAAGAATACACCGCAATGGTGCAGCAGTTTCAGACGGAGCGGACGGCACAGTGGGACGAATGGTTTGCGGCAAAGCAGGAGCAGCTTGCCGGGGACGTGGCCGGAAAATTGCAGTTGCAGATTGACGGATTAAGAACCAAGGTTCACAACATGGCCCACAAAGTCAATGTTGCCTACTTACTGGAAACAATCCAGGCGGCGGTCACGGTAACGCTCACGAACATTACAACGGGAACGGTGCAGACGGCGGCAATTACAGAAAGCGGCATAGGCTTTTACATCACGGAAGCCGGGGACTATACCCTGGAAACCAATATGGAAAGCGTTATGGTAACGCCAAAGCGGCTTTCCATAGATTATATGGACCTTATGCACACAACCACGGTTTCCTTGCGTGAGGGCACCAATATGGCCTATATCGGTAATTACATGGGAACGTATTTATTAAAAGAAAGCGAGGTATAACACATGAAAGGATTTCCTAAAGTAATCAAAACCAAGTCCGACCTGGTAAACACCTTTAAACTGGTGCAGAAAAAGAGACTGAAAAAGGAAGATTGGTTGGCAGCAGTTGAAAAACTGGAAAATCAGAACTGGATTATGTGCCCGGTCATTGAACTGTCAGAGGACAGAAAGACGGTAAAAATTATGTTTTGTGCAGAGGTGGCAGCAGGGCAGAAAATCAAGAATGGAGCCGTTTACCCTACCGTCCAGGCCGTTGAAACGGTGGAAGTGGAGAAAGATACCACCGAAGCGGAAAACGCCGCCACAGAGGGCCAGGAAGCCGCCACAGAGGGCAACACGGCAGCAGGGCAGGGCAACACAATTTCTTTTACGGTGCTTACCCTTTCAAAAGCCGTAAACATTGGCACGGTAACAATCGGTATTCCGGCGGCGGTTACGTTCTATGACCGTATGGGTATCACGGAAGAGGAAGTGGAAGAAATGAAAGGAGCGTTGGCATAATGAGCAGACTTTTTATTTATGACGAGAACATGACGGACGAGCGGGCCAAAATCACGGTTGCAAAAATGGCGGCCATTTCCGACATTGTGGCACCGGAAAAAGAGTATATCCAGTACAGTGCCCAGGGAGCCGTCACAATTATGGCCGGGTGCGTCATTGCGGTAGGGGAAAACGCAGTATTTAAAACGGCGGAAACCGTACTTACCAAAGCAAATTTGGACCAGGGAAGCGATTTTGTACACGGTTCGGACTATTACATTTACATTTGTGACCCTGGGACGGACGCCCAGGACGAACTTTATTTGATTTCCTTAAATTCTTCCTGGCCGGACGGGGACGCCTGGGACGATACCAATACCCGTAAAATCGGCGGTTTCCATTATGGCCGTGTAAGAAATACGGACGATTACGGGCGTGCGGTCAATGCGTCCGGGTCCGTAAGGGGCAGCGGTTGGGAGAGCAACACCCGTGTGGATATTCTGCCCAACAGTGTATGGACCACAAAGCACCGTCCGAAATGCGACCCGTCCGGTATGGTGTACCTGGGGAACGCATTATGGGGAGACATTTACCTTTCCAGTGATGACGGGGCGAATGGCTTACAATCCGTGTACGGCGGCACGCCGATAACCGGAACCGAGGGCCTTAACTGGTATATTGCAGGAGAACGGGCCAGACGTGTAGGGAAACGCTTGCCGGATTACATGGAATTTACCGTGGCGGCAGACGGAAGCCCCCAGGGCCTTGACGCTTCCAATGCCAACGGACACACAGCCACCACAAACAAGGCAAGAACCGCAGTTGGAAAGATTGCAAACGCCATAAGTGCTTTAAATATTTGCGACCTGGTGGGTAATGTGTGGAAATGGCTTAATGAACTTTTACACGACCCAACGGCGGCAAGTGCGGCATGGTATGACGTTTTCGGTGGCGGTTACGGCCAGGCGTATATGTATTCAAGCACTGGCTTGCACGCCCTCATTGGCGGCGGCTTCTGGGTCGACGGCGTGCGATGCGGCTCCCGGACGGTGTATTGCAGCAGTTGCCCGTGGTACGTGTACACGGGCGTTGGCGTGTGGTGCGTGTGTGACAGTCTGTAATCCCGTAGGGGTGGGCGAAAGCCCAACCCCTACAACGAAGAGGAAAAGAAGTAATGGCAGAGGAAAAAGAACCGGAACAAATAGACGCCTATATGGGCACTATGGAATTGTACCAAAAAATTTATGATTTTCTTTTATACATTTACCCTATCATGGCCCAGTTTCCGAAATTTGAAAAGTTTGCATTGCAGACGCAGATTAAGACGGCAATATTTGAAATGCTAAAGGACGTAATCCGTTTCAAGAAAACGGGTACGAAAAGCCATATTTATGCGGCGGACGTGGAATTGCAGCAGATTAAAACATTGATACGTCTATCCTACGATTTGCAGTATAAAGCAATAAGCAAGCACCGCTATGAGGTCATCAGCCGCCACACCAGGGCAATAGGCGGCACCATGAACGGCGTCATTGAAGCGGTAAAGGCCGGAACCTGGAAGCCGGACAAGTAAGTGATTTGGGGAAACTGTTAATTCGCACCTGGCCTTTCCTGGCTTGCACGCCCTCATTGGCGGCGGCAACTGGAACAACGGCGTGCATTGCGGCTCCCGGACGGTGAATTGCAACAATTACCCGTGGAACGTGAACACGAACATTGGCGTGTGGTGCGTGTGTGACTAATCGGCATTTTCAGACACAGAAGCCCCTAAAAAGGCCACTGGCAAAGATTTATCAATCTATCTTTATGATAAGTCAGACGGTTTTCCCGTTCCGGCGTTTGTCCGGACAAATTAACAAAGGCACCGCCTTTTGAGTAAAAATATTTGAAAATTGGTAGGGCAAAAATGAAAACAGTTAAAGGATTACATGAGAAGATGTACACCTTTGACAATGCCAATATCTCATTCCACAAAGCCGCAGAAAACAAGCGGTTCCATGAAGAGGTATTGGCTTTTTCTATGTCAAAGGAAGATGAACTATTGAGGGCGTGCGAGGAAGTGGAAACACTCACATATTCCCAGGGACCTTATACCGTGTTCAAAGTGTGGGAGCCAAAAGAGCGTCTTATCATGGCCTTACCATTTTATGACAGAGTGGTGCAGCACATGATTGTAAATGCAATCGGACCGGTATTTGAAGAAAGGTTTTATTGCCATTCCTATGCTTGCCGTGAGGGGAAAGGTATGCACGCCGCAAGCAATCAGTTATACAAATGGCTTTATGAACTTATGGTTGTGCAGGGGCTACGGATATACGCCTTTAAAGGGGATATAAGTAAATACTTTGCGTCTATACCGCATGACGGCCTAAAAGACGAAAACAGACGGTACATAGGGGACAAGAAAGCCCTTTACCTTATGGATAACATCATAGACAGAAACGGCATATTGCCGGACGGCGTGGGCATACCCGTGGGGAACCTTACAAGCCAGTTATTTGCCAATGTGTACGGCAACCGCCTGGATAAATTTATAAAACACACCTTGCACATTAAATATTACGTCCGGTATATGGACGATTTTATAATTCTTTCCCCGGATTTAAACCAGTTAAAGGAATGGGAAAAGCGGATTGAAGAATTTTTGGAAGAGGAAATGAAATTGCACATAAACCCTAAAAGCACCATTCTATACGCCGGGAACGGTGTGGACTTTTGCGGATATATCCACCACCCAACATATAGGAAAGTGCGTAAGGGGTCCGTCCGGCGGCTGAAAAAGGACGTAAAGCACCTAAAGGCCGGGGAACTGGACCAGGAAACATTTAACCGGAAATATCAAAGCCGCCTGGGGCACATGGGGCACGCCGACACCTACCACGTAACAAAGGCCATTGAATATGATTTACTGTTTTGGGAATTTGAGCAGACCCAAAGCGGCCTTTTGGTTCCGGTGTAAGTGGGTCAGAATTTCAACACCATGGGGCGTATGATAAGCCCATGGACATTTAAGGAAAGGAAGATAAAGGAATGGATTTACAGACACTTATTATTGCAATGAGTATTCCAAGCGGCGTAACCGCTTTCTGTTTTTGGATGATTGAACAAAAAATAAAGAAGCAGCAGACGGCAGCGGAAGAAAAAGAAAAAATCCGCGAGAAAAACGAGGTTCTTATCATAAAAAGTGTCATGGCGTCTATTGCCCTGGGGGAAGCGGCGGCCACGGCCTTAAAGAATGGACACGCCAACGGAGAGACAGAAGCCGCCCTGGAATATGCCCGTAAGATTAAGCATGAACAAAAGGACTTCTTAACGGAGCAGGGCATAAAAGGGATTTACGAATGAACCAACAAGCCAAGGGGCTTTTGGAAATATAAGAAAGGAGAAAAGACCACATGAAAAATATTAACTGGACCAGGAAATTGACAAGCCGGAAAATGTGGACGGCGGTAGCGTCCTTTGTTTCCATGATGATTGTAGCCACTGGGGGAGCAGAGAACACCGCCACCCAGGTAACGGCCCTTATCATGGCCGGGGCGTCCGTGGTGGCCTACATCATTGGCGAGGGTTTGACAGACGCCGCCAACGTGGAAACCGAAGTGGAAGTGACAACGGAAGAGGAAGTGTAAACCATGGACAAGCAGGAGTTTATTAAAAAGATTGCCGGGTGCGTGCAGAAATACGCCCCGGCATACGGGATTTTGGTACATAGTCCGATTATAGCCCAGGCGATACTTGAAAGCGGTTGGGGAGAAAGCCGCCTGGCCGCCGTGTATCACAATTATTTTGGGCTGAAATGTGGGACAAAATGGACCGGGAAAAGCGTAAACCTTTCCACCATGGAAGAATATACGCCGGGAACCCTTACACAGATTAAGGACAATTTCCGGGTGTATGACAACATGGAAGAGGGCGTGAAAGGTTATTTTGAGTTTATCCAGTTGTCTAGGTATCAGAATTTACGGGGCATTACGGACCCGGAAACGTACCTTAGAACCATTAAGGCGGACGGGTACGCAACCAGTAGCAAGTATGTGGACAATACCATGAGGATTGTTACACAGTACGATTTGCAGCAGTATGATGTGAAAGGAGCCGGAAGCATGGCAAAATTGGCAAGTGCAGTATTAGCCCAGGCAAGGGCGTGGATTGGCCGAAATGAAGCGGACGGCACCCACAAGGGCATTATTGACGTGTACAACGGCCACAAACCATTGGCGAGGGGTTACAAAGTCAAATATACAGACGCCTGGTGTGCCACCTTTGTTTCCGCCGTGGCTATCAAGTGCGGTTTGACTGGCATTATACCGACAGAGTGCGGTTGCGGCCAGATGATTGCATTATTCAAGAACCTGGGGGAATGGCAGGAAAGCGACAGCAGGACGCCAAGCCCTGGGGATATTATTTTTTACGATTGGGACGATACCGGGGCCGGGGATTGCACCGGGAACCCGGACCATGTGGGCATTGTTGAGAGCGTGAGCGGCGGAAAGATTACCGTTATCGAGGGCAATAAAAACAATGCCGTAGGCCGCAGGACATTGGCCGTAAATGGCCGCTATATCCGTGGTTATGGCGTGCCGAGATATGACAAAGAAAACGCCGGGAGCGGGTCCCAGGCCACAAAAAGCGTGGTAGCAGTAGCCAAGGAAGTAATTGCCGGAAAGTGGGGAAACGGAGAGGACAGAAAGAACCGCCTTACCGCCGCCGGGTACGATTACAAAGCCGTCCAGGACCAGGTAAACGCCTTACTGAAAGGCACCACCGCCGCCACAAAAAGCGTGGCAGCAGTAGCCAAGGAAGTAATTGCCGGGAAATGGGGAAACGGTAAAGAGAGAAAGAACCGCCTGGAAGCCGCAGGGTATAATTACAATGAGGTCCAGGCAAAGGTCAACGCTATGTTGAGATAGCAACTATCAATACCGCCTTTTGGAATACGTCCGCCAGGGACGTGCAAGGAATTTAATATGTCACGGAGAAAGGACACGTCAATAAAAGGCGTGTCCTATTTTTAAAAAAATAAAAATATGTCGTAATATGTATTGACATATGCCGACATATGTTATATAATAAAGACAGTTAAGAGAGATACTTAACGAATACATGGGCAAGCATAGAAAGGAGATAACATGAGCGAGAACATGACAGACAAGCAAATGGAAGTAATCCTTAACCTGGTGGCCGATAAATTCAGTAATTGCAAGAACATGGAAGAGGTTGCCAAGGCGGTGCAGGAAGTCAGAGACATGGCAAAAAAAGAAAAGCCTAACGAATAGGCTTTAGGGGTACAGAAAGGGCGGTGGACTTGCCAAAGCCGCCCAAACTGTAAAATTATTATAAATCATTTGGCAAGAGAAAGGAAGAGGGAATTTGCCGAAATAGGAAGAGAGGTTGGAAAATGCCAAGAACTAAAACCGGAGAATTTAATCAAATTGCATACCAAAACGAATTTAACAAAAGGAATTATGACCGCATAGAAATAAAGGTGCCAAAAGGTAAAAAAGCAGTAATTCAAGCGGCGGCAATGGCAGCAGGGCAGAGCGTAAGCGAATTTATCAGCCAGGCCATTGACAAAAGAATGGAAAGCGGCGGACAGTAGAGCCGCCGGGAAAGGATAAGAATATGAAAACATGGTATTGTGTAACATCTTCATTTGATGATAGGGGCAGAGTGGTGGCTGCTATTACGGCAAGTAAAGAAGCGAAAACGTGCCCGGAAAGCACATACACAAGCACAAGCCGGAAAGATATTTATAACGATTGGTTTGGAAGCACAGAGGAAGCACAAGCATGGGTGGAGCAGGCCCGTTGTGCATAAGAACAACCGCCAGGGCGGCAGCAAGAGCCGCCCACGGCAATTAAAACGGCCACGCCGACCATGGGCGGCGTGAGGGCCCGAAGCCCCTATAAACAGTTGACGGGTTGCAATGGTGGGCATTGTGGTATTGTTTGACAAGTTTCTGCCAGGGTTTAATGAGAACCGGGCGGCGTGCAGAGGTTACGGGTTAATGGGTGGCACGCCTGGGAAGCAGGAAGCAGCCCTAACAAAAAAGCAGACCAGGAACCCGGACCCCACAGCACCCTTACCATTGCAATATTAGCAGACAAACGATATAATCAGAGAATAGGGAGCGAGAAACCCAACACGAAAGCGAGGAATTTAACATGGGATTATTTAAAAATCTATTCTCTTCAAAGAAACCGGAGACGCAGACACCGCCGCCGCAGGTGGAGCCAGTAAAGCCAAAAGGGATTATCAAGACACAACGCCATAAACTGGATAATGTGGAAACTCACATGAAAGAAATTATGGAGTTAGCAGAGAAAAACGAGGATTACAAACTTTCAAAAAAAGCACTAATTGAAGAGGGCCGAGAAGATGAAAAAATTTACGAATATGAACTTTCCGAAACCGCTACATTTTGTATAGGGGGGGGGTGGAGAGATACAAGTATTTGTACGTGATACCCATATTGGCGATATAAAGAAAGGCAGCAGGGCAAAGGTTAAAAAACTAATTGAAAGCGGAACTATAAAAAGCATTTGTACGGAGATTTCCGGCGGAGATTATAAAAAACTCCACGACACCGGGGACGGCTACGTGTTGGACGAATTAGAGGACGCTTTCAGCATTACCATAGAAATCACTTACCGGGAAGCGATTGAAAAAGAGAATTAACAACAATAGCAGAAAAAAGGCGATAAGGCGGCACGGACGTTTCCGTTGCCGTCCTTTTCCGCTAATGGGGGACGATTTCATGGGAAAACATTTAAGCCAAAATGATAGAATTAAAATGGAAACTATGCTTAATTCCGGGCACAAAGTAACGGAGATAGCGGAATATTTGCACGTTCACAGAAGCACTATTTACCGGGAAAAGAAAAGGGGAGAGTACACCCATAGAAATAGCGACTATACCGAGGAAATACGGTATAGCAGCGATTTAGGGCAGAAAACCCACGATTGGAACGCCCAGGGGAAAGGCCGTAGTTTAAAAATCGGAAATGACTTACCATTAGCAGAATACATAGAAGAAAAAATTGTAAATGACAAATATAGCCCGGAAGCCGCATTGGCCGCAGTAGCCGAAAGTGGAATTGAATTTGAAACCACTATAAGCGTGAGAACGCTATACAGATATATAGACAATGGGATTTTTCTTAAATTAACAAATAAAGATTTACCAGTGAAAGGGAAGAAAAAGAAACATAATAAGAAAGTAAAAGTGCAGAAGAGAGCCGCCGCCGGGGAAAGCATAGAGAACCGCCCGGACGAAGTAAAAGACCGGGAAATTTTTGGACACTGGGAAATGGACACGGTAAAGGGAAAGCAGGGAGTAACAAAGTCATGTATGCTTGTACTTACAGAGAGAAAAACAAGAGATGAAATAATAGTGAAGTTGCCGGACCAAAAGGCGGCCAGTGTAGTAGAAGCCATTGACAAATTAGAAAGAAAATGGGGAGATATGTTCACAAAAGTATTTAGAAGCATTACCGTGGACAACGGCGTGGAGTTTTCAGACTATGAGGGGTTAGAACGGTCCATATTACATGAGGGAGAAAAAAGGACTTTCCTTTTTTATTGCCACCCATATAGTAGTTGGGAGAGGGGAACAAACGAGAATAATAACCGACTTATCCGCCGCCACATACCAAAAGGGGAAGATTTTGACGAGAAGCAGGACCGGG